AAGTGCAAGTAAACTCAAGCAAGTGTGCTCTACTGTTATTTCAGAAGGTGGATATAGTTTAAGTGGACTTCAGCAAGCAATAGGTACACCCATAACATCTCCTACTTCTTTAGCTACTGCAGGTACTTTTTATCCAGTCGTTTCGTTACGACTTAAAACTACTAGGCTAGATGCAATCGTTATATTAACTGCTGCTTCTATTTTAGGTATTACGAATAACGTCAATTATGAATGGCGAGTAGTAGCTGCAGGAACTACAACAGGTGGAACTTGGGTCAGTGCTGGAACAAACTCTGTTATTGAATACAATATTACTGGTACCTCTTTTGCTGGTGGCAGGATACTAGCTTCTGGTTATACACAGGGATCCAATCAAGGATCAAGTACCATTGACATTTTGAAACAGGCTTTATTTGCAAACCAGTTAGAAAGAAACGGATTGACTAGTAGTCCATTTGAATTAACTTTAGTTGCAGCAGCTTCATCGAATAGTGCAACAATCCATGCCTCTCTGGACTGGGAAGAGGTATCACGATAATATGCCAACTAAGAACAGAACAATTAGTACTGTCTTGACTACCAGCAATCAAGATATTTACACAGTACCAGATCGTTGGAATGCAGAAGTATTTAGTATCTTTATTACAAATACTACTACATCACCTAGAACAATATCGATGGAGTGGTATGACTCTGTGAATAGTACATGGAGTTATTTGATGAAGGATATGCCACTAGTACCAAATGGAATAATTCAGATAGAAGAATCTATATACTTAGTTGCAACCGATAAGATTAGAGGCTTATCAAATGTTAATAGCAGTGTTACTGTAACATTTAAAGTACTTGAGGATTTTGCTACGGCACTATAAACTATGGCAACTAAAAAGAAATCCACTGTTAATGCGGCAGGTAACTATACCAAGCCAGAGTTACGCAAGAAGATCGTATCGCAGGTAAAGGCTTCGGCTACCCATGGAACTGCTGCAGGTCAGTGGTCAGCAAGAAAAGCACAGCTAGTAGCCAAGAAATATAAGGCAGCTGGTGGAGGTTATAAGTGAGTGCAGCACTTAAAAAAAGTCAGCTATCTCTTAAGTCATGGGGTGAACAAAAGTGGCGAACCAAATCAGGTAAGCCAAGCTCTAAGACCGGGGAGAGGTACCTACCAGAAGCTGCTATTAAAGCTCTTACTCCTGCGGAATATGAGGCAACAACGAGAGCTAAAAGAGTGGGCAAAGCAAAAGGTAAACAATTTGTTGCACAACCCAAGGCAATTGCTAAAAAAGTAAAACCCTTTAGGAAAGCAAAATGAGTAGAGAACTCACAGAGAAACAAGCTAAATTTTTAGAAGTCCTGTTTGAACAAGCAGGTGGCGATGTTGTACGTGCTAAGGAGTTAGCTGGTTATTCAGAGAATAGCCCGACATCGGAAATCATCAAAGGTCTTAAAGATGAGATCATGGAACGTACTCAATTGTACATGGCACGTAATGCACCCCGTGCAGCTATGTCACTTGTAGGTGGTATGGTTGACCCGACAGAATTAGGATTACGTGATAAACTAAGTGCTGCTAAGGATCTATTGGATCGAGTAGGCTTGGTTAAAACTGAGAAGGTACAGGTTGAAGCTACTAATGGTCTAATGATTCTCCCACCAAAGGAAAAGACAGACGAGGAGTAGTACATGGCATCCCGTTCTACCATCGGTAAATGGATACTGCCACAGCCTAAAGATGCACAAGAGAAGGGGGAATACATATCGATTCCCAAACTAAACGGTAGATTTGAAGCACCCTTTGGTTACAAGACATCGGAGACAGATCCGTTAATGCTTGATCCAATACCGTTAGAGTTAGATGCTTTAGAGAAAGCTAAGAAATATCTAAAGCAGTACCCTTCTAGGGAAGTTGCCGCTTGGTTGACTAAGGCTGCAGGTAGGTATATATCACACGTAGGATTATTAAGCAGGATAAAACATGAGCAGTATCACCAGACAAAAGCTTCTACTCTCAGAAGCTGGGCTGCCAAATACAGAAAAGCCATCGAAGAAGCGGAAAAGCACGAAAAAAGGCTCGGTGGCAAAGCAACAAGACAAGCAAGAGCCATCCTCAACGGCATTGACGGAGGAGACGAGTGCGAAGAATACTGGTGATGAAGTACATGTACCAGACATTAGTGAACAGAATGTAATATTTAAACCCAATCCGGGTCCACAAACAGCGTTCTTAGCAGCACCAGAGCGTGAAGTACTGTACGGTGGGGCAGCTGGAGGCGGTAAAAGTTATGCGATGTTGGCTGATCCCCTGCGATATATGGGTCATCCGCAGTTTAGTGGGTTGTTATTGCGTCATACCACTGAAGAATTGCGTGAGTTGATCTGGAAATCACAGGAAATGTACCCTAAGATCTATCCGGGTATCAAGTGGTCAGAGAGAAAGATGCAGTGGGTAGCACCAAGTGGGGCAAGATTGTGGTTTTCGTACCTCGATAGAGACGAAGATGTACTGAGGTACCAAGGTTTAGCATTTAGTTGGGTAGGTTTTGACGAGTTGACACAGTGGGGTACCCCATTTGCATGGAATTACATGCGTTCTCGTCTGCGTAGTACAGCACCAGACCTACCAATCTTCATGAGAGCCACAACAAACCCCGGTGGACCGGGTCATGCATGGGTAAAGAAGATGTTTATTGACCCATCTAGACCGGGAAAAGCATTTTGGTCTACCGATATAGAGACTGGGGAGACGATGACGTACCCCAAAGGGCACAGTAAGGCGGGGCAACCCCTGTTTAAGCGTAGGTTTATACCTGCAATGCTGACAGATAACCCATACCTTGCTGATCAGGGTGATTATGAGACGATGCTGCTGTCATTACCAGAGCATCAACGTAAGCAATTGTTGGAGGGTAACTGGGATGTATCAGAAGGAGCAGCTTTCCCTGAGTTTAATCGGAAAATCCACGTTATTGATCCGATGGACATACCTAAAAGCTGGGTTAAGTTCAGATCGGGTGACTATGGCTACGGTTCTTACTCAGCAGTTGTCTGGTTTGCTGTAACTCCAGCAGAACAGCTGGTTGTTTACAGGGAATTGTACGTAAGTAAGGTGTTGGCTAGAGATTTAGCTAACATGATTTTAGAATTAGAGCAGAATGATGGGACGATTCGATATGGTGTACTCGATTCGTCATGCTGGCATAAGAGGGGAGACACTGGTCCATCCTTAGCGGAACAAATGATTCAGCAAGGGTGTCGGTGGAGACCCGCAGATAGAAGTGCAGGTAGTCGTATTTCAGGTAAGAATGAAATACACAGGCGATTACAGGTTGACCCCTTTACAGAAGAGTCAAGACTGGTTATAACTAGCAACTGTACAAATTTAATTGCACAATTGCCAATCATTCCTTTGGATAAACATAATCCAGAGGACATTGATACAAAGTCTGAAGACCATTTGTATGATGCTCTTCGGTATGGTATTATGAGTAGACCAAGAAGTAACTTATGGGATTACAATCCCTTACACCAGAAGTCTGGGATGTCATTAGCTGACCCCACATTTGGATATTAAAGGTAAAGAATGGCAGATAAAAACCTGATCGAAGACGAATCCATTAATCTAAAAGATGTGAGCAACATCAATGAGGAAGACCCTGTAGCTGCTCCTATCGTGCAGTTATTGATGGATAAGTACAACAAAGCAGAGACTACAAGACGCAATGACGAAGAGAGATGGCTAAGAGCCTATCGTAACTATCGTGGCTTGTATGGTCCTGATGTACAGTTTACTGAGGCAGAGAAGAGCCGTGTGTTTATCAAGGTCACTAAGACTAAAACACTGGCAGCCTATGGTCAAATTGTAGATGTACTATTTTCAAACAACAATTTCCCAATCAGTGTAGATCCTACTGTACTACCAGAAGGTGTAGTAGATACAGTTAGCTTTGATCCAAGTGAAGAGAAAGTCCGTGCTGCTGCTCCTGACTTTTCTCCATACGGATACAAGGGCGATGGTAGAGATTTACCTCCCGGTGCTACATTTAAAACTCTACAAGATCAACTAGGTCCTCTAGCAGACGAACTGTCTGGTATTAACAATCTCAATGAAGGTCCCGGTCAGACTCCTACTTCTGCCACATTTAATCCAGCTATGATTGCTGCTAAAAAGATGGAAAAGAAAATCAAGGATCAGCTAGACGAGAGCAATGCAAGTAAGCAGTTAAGATCTACTGCATTTGAGATGGCACTCTTTGGTACAGGAATTATGAAGGGTCCATTTGCTATAGATAAAGAGTATGCAAACTGGACACCAGAGGGTGATTACTCTCCTGTTATTAAAACCGTACCATCAACATCGCATGTAAGTGTTTGGAATCTATATCCAGATCCAGACGCATCTAACATGGACGAAGCACAGTACATCATTGAGCGACACAAGATGAGTCGTAGTCAAATGCGTGCACTCAAGAGACGACCTTTCTTCCGTTCTAAAGTAATTGATGATGTTATTGTTCGTGGTGAATCTTACACTAAGAAGTATTGGGAAGACGATCTCAATGACTACCAAGTAGATACAGGAATTGATCGCTTTGAAGTATTAGAATTTTGGGGTTCCGTTGAGAGAGATATGCTCGAAGAGAACGGAGTTAAAATCCCTGACGAATTAAATGCTGCCGATGAATTACAGGCAAACATTTGGTATTGCAATGGTCGTATCTTGCGAATGGTATTAAATCCCTTTAAGCCAGCTAGGATTCCGTATTATGCTGTCCCCTACGAGCTAAACCCCTACTCTTTCTTTGGCATCGGTGTCGCAGAAAACATGGACGACACACAAACTTTAATGAATGGGTTTATGCGTATGGCGGTAGACAATGCCGTCCTATCTGGCAATTTAGTGTTCGAGGTGGATGAAACCAATCTCGTTCCCGGTCAAGACCTGTCTGTATATCCCGGAAAAGTATTCCGTAGACAAGGTGGTGCTCCCGGTCAGGCAATCTTTGGTACGAAGTTTCCTAACGTATCCAATGAGAACCTACAGTTGTTTGACAAGGCTCGTATATTAGCTGACGAAGCTACTGGATTACCGTCATTCTCACATGGGCAGACAGGTGTATCTGGTGTAGGTCGTACAGCTAGTGGTATTAGCATGTTAATGAATGCTGCATCTGGAAGTATTAAGACCGTTATTAAGAACGTAGATGATTATCTATTACGTCCTATCGGTGAGGCATTCTTTAGCTTTAACATGCAGTTTGATTTTGATGCTGAGATCAAGGGTGACTTAGAAGTTAAAGCCCGTGGTACAGAAAGTCTCATGGCTAATGAAGTACGTAGCCAAAGACTCATGCAGTTCTTGCAGATTGCTAGTACACCAGCACTTGCACCTTATGCAAAATTCCCGTATATTATCAGGGAGATTGCTAAGGCAATGGATCTGGATCCTGAGAAGGTTACCAATAATATTGATGAGGCAATCAGACAGGCTGTGCTAATGCAACAAGGTCAACCCCCTGCCCCAGCTGCAGGTGCTCCCGGAGTTCCCGGTGTAGCAGATACAGCAGGTACTGGCGGTGGTAACATTGGTATTGGCATGGCACCTACACCACAAGAACAAGGATTCACAGGCAATGAGCAACCCCAACAACAACAAGCAGTACCTCCCCAAGCTCAAGGGCTGGGTTAATACTAATACGCAGTGGCAAGCGTTTACAGATATGCTTGACTACTACATTGAGTTGCACCAAAAGAAGTTAGAGCAGTCTGTAGAACCTGTTAACTTATATCAAGCCCAAGGTGCGATTACAGCACTGCGACAGCTTAAACATTTGAGAGACGAAGTCAATGCCGAAAAAACAAGCGGATAAAGAGGAACAGGATTTTCAAACTGGTATTAAAAAAACTGAATGGTTCAAGGAGTATGTAAAAGAATATGGAGAAGAACCAGATTTAAATACCAAAGACTATGATTATCGCTCTGCATGGAAGGCTGGAGTAAGACCACAGAGAGACCCTTATGATAAAAATAGGTACCATTGGAGTTCATCTAATCCAGAAACTGGGGAGATGCTTAAATCTAAAGAGCACCCAACTGCATGGAAAGAAGAGTATATGAAAAGAACTGGTAAGAACCCAGATGAGGCAGGTATAACTAAAGAGCAAGCAGGTATGGCTAAAGGCGGTCAAGTGAAAGCACAAACTAAAAGACTTCTAGAAGAGGGCGGTATGCTTCAAGAAGGCGGCACAGTAGACGAGGAAAGCGGTAATGATGTTCCTGTTGGTGCCATGAAAGAGGAAGTGCGTGATGACATCCCTGCTAAACTAAGCGAGGGTGAGTTTGTATTCCCTGCCGATGTAGTTCGTTACATTGGTCTTGAGAGATTAATGATGATGCGTCAAGCTGCCAAAGAAGGTCTCAAGAAGATGGAAGCCATGGGACAGATGTCTAATGCAGAAGAGGCTACCGAAGAAGATGACGGTGAGTTTGAGTCTGAGTTAGATGACATCATGGAAGAGATTGAGTCTGAGGAAGGGGAAGAAAAAGAAATGGCTGTGGGCGGTATGGCTACAGAACAACAACCTGTTATGCCAGAGGGAATGACACAAGAAGCTGCTGCCTCCAAAACACCACAGCTTACCCCAGAACAATTAGACTACATCAATAAAACAGCAGAGAACATGAAGGCTAAAGAATCTGAGTTAGCTGACATTGAGCAGAGTACTCCTACTGAAGGATTAAAACCTAGCGATATTATTAAAAGTAATTTCCCTGCGGAAGAACAAGATAAAGCAGATGCATTTATTGCAAAGGTAGAAAAATTAAATCGTACAAAACGATTGATCTCTACTCGCTATAATGATACAGTCATACTTGGATTTGTAAAGAGACCCGGTGTTGTTGATCCTTACTTCTTCTCTAACGATCCTCCTGAGAAATTAGACAAAGCAATACAGGCAGGAATTGAGATTGCAAAGAAGGCAGGCGTTAAACGATTTGAGTCGGATCAAATGGGCAATATTGATTCTTTAGTTAAACTAGGCTACCCAGTACAGGAAACGGAGAAGGGCTGGTCATTAGATATAGAGTAATAAATGATAAAAATAATAAGAGTTGAAGAACAGCATTTAGATATTTTATTTAGTTTAATTGAACGGATGGTAGAAGAGAGTGTGTTTTCACACGCTAAACCATCTAGAAAAAAAATAGAGGATTTATTCCACTATCCAAAGAGTGCTGGGTTCTTGGCATATCAAGATGAAGAGTGTATTGGTTTTATCGGTGGGTATATAGGACCTTTCTTCTTCTCTGACTATGAGAGAGCGTCAGACTTAGGGTTTTATATAACCCCAAACCATAGAGGTGGCAGAACGGCATTTTTACTATTACGTGCATTAGAAGATTGGGCACGCAGTATGAATGTAAAAGAATTGTATATGGGGCACACAGTAGGTGGAAAAATAGAACAGACTAAGAAGTTCTTTATTCACAATGGCTATCGTGTTGGTGGCTTTAATAGCGTTAAATCTTTATAAGGAATACTATGTGTAGTGGAGGAGGACCAACAGGCATTGGATTTGTTGATAACGCTATTGACAAAGCAGATAACTGGACAGAAGGTGCTGGAGATATGTTAGCCGACATTGATCCGGGTCCAGCGATTGGAGATACACTTGCTAAATTTGATGAAGAGGTACTACAGCAAGTAGATCCGGGAACGATTGCTACTGCTGCTGCTGTTGTAACTCAACAATATTATCTTATACCTTATATTGCTGCCGCTAATACTGCAGTAAAAGGGGGTAGCCTTGAAGATATTGCTTTGTCTTTTGGAACAGCATATGTTGGTGCAGAATTTGCTCCAATGGTTTCTGAAACTGTTGGACCAGTAGTTGGAAATAAAATTATTACATCGGCTGTAACTGGTGCTACAGTAGGCGGTACAACGGGTGCTATTACAGCAGGTGTAAGAGGTAAAGATATTATAGAAGGTGCAACTAAAGGTGCCGTTGTTGGCGGTGTTGCTGGCGGTGTTGGAGGTGCCGTATCTGAAGGGTATAATTTAGTTAAGAATGAATTTGGTATTGGCAATACGTATTCTCCAGATCTACAAGCAGACGCAGAATTTGTAGCTGCACAGGCAGAAAGTGCTAGAGCAGCTGGTGCGGGTGAAGAGCAGATTGCACAGATATTAAAGCAGGAGGGAGTTCAATCTTTTACTGCTAACGATGTAGCAAATTTAACTGCTAGTGGTGTTGGTGAAAAAGCTGTAGCACAAAATATAGCTGGTTCCTACAATGCTAATGAAATATATAGACCTCCCCCAGTTACTCAATCCTCTTTAGAAAAGACAGGTCAAAAAGTAGTATCTAAAGCAATTACGGGAGAGATATTAGATAGTATGTACACTCCTCCCCCACCTCCGACTGTTCCTTTAGTACAACGTAGAACTGCACCATATGGTACATACTCTGGAGAAGATGAGATTACTGGTAGTATGGATACAGACAATCAAGTAGCATTAACTTCCGTTTCCCCAACAAAGTATGAACTGCGTAAGTTCCAAAATGATGCGGGCAAAACTACAATGATTTCGTTTAAAGACGATGAACCACAGGCACCTATCCCTTCTGGGTATAAAGAAGTAGAAAGAGTTGGTGCAGCTGAGGGTGGACTTATGACCACAGCTATGGTAAAATACAGTAAGAAACCTTTACTTGCTCCTCGCAAGAAAGTACAAAAACCAAATAATAAGACAGCTAAAAAGGGGTTAGCTGTTAAGAAATAAAACAATTCCCCTTAACAATGGCTACCTAATACCCCACCATGTGTGGCAACTGTTAGCCCCAACCAACGAGGAAAAGATGGAACTGCAAAAAGTAGAAGTACAAACTAAAACAATGTCGGGCTTTGCAACACGTAATGCTAACAAGGAACGCATTGAAAAAGAAGAAGAAGAACTAAAACAGCTATCTGAGGACAACAAACCACAGGAAGCTAAAGCACAAGATGCTGAGGATTTTGAAGGGGAAGAACCTTCTAGTCCAGAAGAAAAGAGTTTTAAGAAGCGGTACGGAGATTTGCGTAGGCATACTCAAAAGAAAGAACTTGAGTTACAAAAGCAAATCGATGAACTTAGAGGTCAGCTAGAGAAGTCAGCTACTAAGCAATTACGTATGCCTAAGTCGGCAGAAGAGATTGCCGAATGGTCTAAGGAGTTCCCTGATGTGGCTAAGATTGTTGAGACCATTGCAATGCAAAAGGCTCAAGAGCAGTCTAAGGCACTAGAGGAGCGAGTCAAGAAGCTAGATGAACTTCAGGCAGATACCCTAAGACAGCGTGCAGAAGCAGAACTAATGCGTCTACACCCAGACTTTAATGATATTCGAGAGCAATCCGAGTTTCATGATTGGGTAGAAGCACAGCCAAAATGGGTACAAAATGCCCTATATGACAATGAGACGGACGCTATTTCAGCTGCTCGTGCCATTGATTTGTATAAGGCAGACATGGGTCTGAATACCAAAAAGACTAAGAAGTCTGAGGATAAAGAGGCTGCTAGGTCAGTAGGGAATAGTAAGAAAGCAGATTTTGAGTCTGCCAATGAGCCGGGTGCTATTCGTGAATCTGACGTGGAGCGTATGTCTTCGGCAGAATATGAGAAGAATCAAGAGGCTATTGTAGCTGCAATCAAGGCTGGTAAGTTCATTTATGACCGTACTGGATCTGCAAGATAATAGTTGACAAAATAGATTTTTGATTTATAACTGTAGTACAAGTCTGAGGTACGGGATATGTTGTATTTATATATCCCTGCCTCTGCCCTAAACTGCCACCCATAGCTAGGGTCAACCAGTGTATCGGGCAATTAAGTAGCATTGAAACGCAACACAGTAATTCATAGGACTACCCTAACATAGTTAGCCCTTATATCTTAGATAATCTAGAAGTCTAAGCTATAAGCACCTAGCATCATAGGCTCCAAGAATGTATGTAAGCGTATTTATTAATATGCCTTTCATTTATTAGGAGAAATTCAAAATGGCATTTCCTTCAGCAGCAGGTTACGGCAATTTACCTAATGGTAATTTTAGCCCAGTAATCTATTCCAAGCAGGTACAACTTGCTTTCCGTAAATCTTCTGTAGTAGAAGATATCACTAACAACGACTATTTTGGCGAAATCGCTAACATGGGCGATAGCGTTAAGATCATCAAAGAGCCAGAAGTTTCTGTTCAGTCGTATGCTCGTGGCACACAAATCACAGCACAAGACTTGGACGATGAGGACTTCACACTCGTTGTTGACCAAGCTAACTACTTCGCATTCAAGATTGACGATATCGAAGCAGCCCATAGCCACGTAAACTTTATGTCGATGGCTTCTGATCGTGCAGCTTATCGCTTGCGTGACCAGTATGACCAAGACGTATTAGGTTACTTGTGTGGATTTAGCCAATCAGCTAAGCACAGTTCACCTGACACAGCACGTACAACTTTCCCCGGCACAAAAGCTGTAAGCACTGCTGGTTCTAACGAGTTGTTATCTGCTATGCAGTTAAGCCGTCCTAACTTTGGTAACTTGTCATCTGGTGGTTCTGCTGGTGATTCGATTCCTTTATCACCACGTTTCCCCGGTCAAACAGCTGTATCAACAACGCTCGTATCGCCACTAACAGTAATCGCTCGTATGGGTCGTTTACTTGATCAACAGTTCGTAGACACCAATGGTCGTTGGTTAGTTGTTGACCCAGTGTTTGTTGAGATGTTGAAAGACGAAGACAGCCGTTTATTGAACGGTGACTTTGGTGGCTCTGGATTGCAAAATGGTTTGATTTTAAACAATCTCCATGGCTTCCGTGTTTATGTTTCCAACAATCTACCAAAGATTGGTACAGGTCCCGGCACAACTGGTGCATCTGCACAGTCATCTAACTTTGGTGTTATCGTTGCTGGTCATGACGCATCTGTTGCTTCCGCTCAGCAAATCACCAAGACAGAGAGCTATCGTGATCCTGACAGCTTCGCTGACATTGTTCGTGGTATGCATCTTTATGGTCGCAAGATCCTCCGTCCAGAGGCTATTGTTACCGCCAAGTACAACGCAGCTTAATTAAAGGAGAAACATAAATGGCAACTATTACCACTCT